ACGATTATTCAATCCAAAGTCAGAGTTTTACAATAAGGACGAGGCGGACGAATGGACAATTATTTGTTTCCAATCGTTGAAAGAAGCAAAATTGCCAATTGCGGGATCCTTGGAATACGAAGATCCAAGACAGATTGACGACGCGTTGTGGGAATCGAAGCATTCAGCAAAAAAACATTTGAAACAAAAAAGGATCAGTCCAACAACTTTTGCGTCCCTTGGACAACAAAGACCGTCCCCGGCGTCGGGAAATAAGATAAAGAAAGAATGGTTCAATGTGATCAAAGAATCGGAATTGCCATTCAATCCGGGTTCAATAAAAAAAGACTTTTGGATCGACGGCGCGTTCACCGATAAAGTGGAAAACGATGAATCCGCACAAATGTCGTGTTCAATGTATAAAGGCAATTTATACATTTTCAATTGTCACGGTGTCCGGAAGGAATTGGACGGATATTTGAAATACATTGTTCCGTGGTTAAAGTCTTCCGGATATAAACCGACATCAAGTGTTTTTATTGAAATGAAGGCGTCCGGATATGGATTTTATTCGATGTTAAAGTCCCCAAATTACGGGAACCACAATTGCCGAAAGATCAATTCAAAAGTTGTTGCAAGCGGAAAAATGACAAGGGTTGAAGCGATTCAACCAACATTGGCATCCGGGAAAGTTTTTTTGGTTTCCGGATCTTGGAATGAATCATTTATGGATCAATGCGCGTCATTCCCCAATGACACCCACGACGATATGGTTGACGTTTTGGCGTATGCAATACACGAATATTTCATTTATGACACGGACGTTGATGTTTCTTATAGTTAAAAAATCATATATTTGTGATGCTCAAATTTTTCATTGTTTTATTATTTGGTTTTTAGCATTAGACACACAATCTTTCGGTTGTGTGTTTTTTGTTTTTATTATATATCAAAATTTTTTACATAAATTTGTCAAGACTTCAAAGGGAAAGCGGTCGCATTTTCTAAAAAAAATCATTATTAATTTTTAAATTTATTTATTATGGATTGTAATTGTCCCGCGCCGTCAGCATTGACGGAAATTATTGCCGAATTTTGTGGTGTTGATTTGAAACAAATTCAACGTCTTGGATTTCAAAGAGGGGGCGACCTTTTTGATTCAGCCGGAACCGTGCCGTCCGACATTTTATTGTTGTCATCTTGGCAAGCTAAAATGACGGCAACCGATGACACAAAAATCGTTTTGACGCCAATGATCGGTGGCGATGCCGTGATTCAAGCCGGTGAAGCTATCACAACCGGGGGTGGCGACAACTCAACATTGAATGGTGTTGAAGAAGTTGAAGGCGTGAACCCGTCGTCATTCACTTGTATGTTTAAATCACTTTCATCAACGGTTGAAAAACAATTGAAGGCGTTGAATTGCGAAAGAAACTTGGTTGTGTATTTGTTCTTACAAGGTGGACGAATTGCAGTTGTTAAGATCACGGAAACACAAAAGAAAGGATTTGACATCCAATCTGTTTTTGTTTCAGATAGAAACAACGCCGGTTTCGGAACCAAAGACAACGTGTCAATGCGTTTCAGTTTGTCGGAAGGTTGGTCGGACAATCTTGAAATTGTGAAACCAAGTTTTAACCCGTTCACGGACATATAAGTCCCGGACATAAAAACAAATTAAAATGGCAAATAAACTTGTTGTTAAATTAAAGGCGAAGGATCAAAAAAACGGAAAAACAACGGAATTCGAGATCCAACAAGCCAACAAACTTTTGTCTTTGAACAATTCACAATGGGAATTGGAAGACAAGTTGTTTAAATGGAACGGAACAGAAATCGCAAAAGTTTAAATTTATGACATTGAACGAACAAACGGCGATGGACGTCATCAAGAATCCAAAGTCAAAAAAGGAAATATTATCAGTAATGAAACAAGAATCCCAATTGCGGGTGTTCACGGAAGAAATGTCGGAAGACGAATTGAAAAGTGAATCGTATTGGGATGACCTATTGTTGAAAATGAAGTCGAGATCCGACAAGAAATTTCCAAGGGTGATTCAGTTCGCGCGTTATCCATTGCCGGTCGTTCAATTGTGTGATTCAGTACTAAATGATTTTTTCAAAGTGTTTGAAGGGAAAAACCGTTTTTTCAACATTGACGGCGATCGCGACATTCAAACATTGAATCAATGGGTGTTGAAAGAAAAGCCGGCAAAGTGGATTGAAAAATTCGCCAAACAAGTTTTCAAGAACAAACCAAATTCATTCGCGGTTGTGGATAAAGATCAAGACGGAAAGCCATATTTGGTTTTTGTTGATTCAAACCGATTGATCGACGCCCAATTCAAAGACGACGAAGGAAATTTGGAATATATAGCGTTCATCCATTCGCAAAAACAACACGAAACACAAACCGACGTCATCACGACGTTTTTTTCCGTTTATGATGATACAAATTATTTTGTATTTTCAAAGGATTCAAACGCGGATCAATTGATCAAGGTTAGTCAAACGGAACACGGGATCGGGTATTGTCCCGCGAAATCATTCATCAAGACAACATCCAATCAAAAGAATAAATTCAAAAGACGAATTGCGTTTTCGTCCGCATTGTCAAAATTGGAAGATTGGACGATCTTTGATATATTTCGAAATTATGTCGATCATTACGCACCATTCCCAATCACGGAATCACCAAAAAGAAAATGTCCAAATTCAGAGTGTCAAGAAGGAAAGGTCGCGGATGAAATCGTTGTGAATGCAATGACGGACGAAAGAAAGATCATTTGGTCAGATTGTCAAGCGTGTGGCGGTTCCGATGGTGGACAACATATTTATCCCGGAACACACATTGGAATCAAAGTTCAATCTGACAAATCAATCAATGACGGATCCGGTGTTTTTCGAATGATATTCCCGGAAGTTGACAAGTTGAAGTATGTCCCGGAAAAGTTGGACGACATCGAATTGGAAGTTCGTTTCAAAACGGTAGGTGTGAACAACGTGAATTCGGAAGCAATTAACGAATTGCAAGTGAAAGGATCATTCGCGTCAATGGAATCCATATTGTTGAGAAACAAAACAGAAATGGACGAATTGTTCAAATGGATCGTAAAAACCGCCGGACGTGTTTTATATAAAGATATTAGTTTGGAAGTCGATGCGAATTTTGGAACGGAATTTTATTTGATTTCGGAAGACGATTTGCAAAAAAGATACAAGAACGCCAAGGACGCCGGGTTCCCAATGGAAGAACTTTTAATGATTTACATACAATTGATCGAAACGAAATACAAAGGAAACGACGTGAAAGTCGCAAGACAAAAAATGTTGTTGGAATTGGATCCTTTGCCTTTGTTTTCTATTACGGAAGCGGTTTCAATGAAGGATAAAAATATCATTGACAATTTTGATTTGGTGTTAAAAATCAATTTTCTAAATTTTATTAGTAAATTTGAAAGCGAAAACGCACCAATCACGCAATTTGGGATCAACTTGGAACCACATAAAAGGATTGAAGCAATTAAAAAAACCTTAATTATTTACACAAATGAAAACATTCAAAGCAAACAATTATGATCAAGCGGTTAAAGAGATCGACGCGCTTGACAAAAGCAAAACGGAAGTGATCAAAGAAGACATCCGATTTGAAGACAGAAAACATTTTCACGTTGCAATGGTTCGAATCACGGATCGTCCGGGTGAAGCCAAAAACGACGTTTCGGTTAATGTCCAAATGTTTCACGATCAAGGATTCGTCAAATTACAAAAAAGTTTTTCTTTTTTAGGTTGGAATAAATTGGTTGTTGTTCACGATCCAAGACAAAACGAAATCGAAGCAACAAACCCAACGATCGAAAAAGATTCAGCAATGAAGACACCGGCGGAAATTGAAGCGGAAATCGAAGCGAAAGCCGAAAAAATGTTTCAAGAAAAGTTGGCAAAAATGGAAGCGGGGAAAAAAACAAGTGATTCGACAAAATCGGGTGACGTTCCGGAAGTTGGAAAGGATTCACAAATGGAGTTTTTTGCAAGTTCAACCGTTGATCAGTTAAAAGAATACGCAAAGACCAATGAAATCGATTTGTCCGGGTTAAAAGCCAAAGAAGACATAAAATTGGCGATCGTGACTTGGTATGAAGACCAACAAAACGAAACAAAATAATATCAAAGAAATTAAATTTTATTAATCCATAAAACGGGAAAAAATGGAAATCGAACAAATAATTGAAGCATTTAAAACGAATCCAACATTGATCGAAGGCGTGTTGCCAACAATAGTTGAAACGGAAATCGGAAAGTCTTATATTGAAAACAAATCAAAATTGGTTTATGAATCAAAAATCGGTGATGAGGTCAAAAAAATTCACGATATGTATGACAACGACATTTTCGAAAGTCTTGGAGTACGCGCCGGAACAAAAGAAGACGGAAGCAAAGAAAAGACGTATGAATTCGCGAAAAAATTATTCGGTGAATTAAAGGATTTAAGAGGTCAAAAAGATTCTTTGTCAAAAGACGCAAAGGTGATCGAGTTGGAAGGCAAGATCGAAGCGTTGAAGTTGGAAGGCGGTGGAAAGTTCATCCAAGAAACATTCGAAAAAGCCAAACAAGCGTGGGAATCGGAAAAGAATGAATTTATCAATAAGATCACAACTTCAAAAACTGAAAACGAAACGTTCCAAAAAAGAACAACTATTCAGTCAGCAATACAAAACATAAAATTCAATCCGGACACACCGGAATCAATTCGAAAAATGGTTTTGGCAAGCGCGGAAAGTGAAATGATCAAGAATTCAAAATTTGAAGACGGGAAATTGGTTTTCCTTGATGCCGACGGAAAGGTTTCAATTGATTCGAGTAATTACAAACCAAAAGACGCGATCCAAGTGTTGAACGCAATGGACGCGATCAAAGATATTTCGTTGAAAGACGGAAAAGAAAAAGGCGGTGGCGGTGCGGACAAAGTCATCACGGGTTCAATTCAAACAACAAAGGTCGAAGGGAAAGACACAAAAACGTTAATTTTATCCGAAGGAATCAAAACAAAAGCGGAATTCATTGAAGTGAGTGAAAAAGCGTTGTTTGATTCGGGAATCACAAGACGTGATCCCCTTTGGAACGAATTGCAAAACAAAGCATACAAGGAATTGAATATTTCAGCATTGCCACCGCAATAAGTAGAGTTTATTTATTGTTTAATTAAAAAAAATCAAAATTATGAGTTTAGTAAAAACTTATTTACAAGACATTCGCGCGAATCACCCTTCGAACCTTGATCGTGATGAATTAAGAATCACACAAAACGGATTGTTGACTGCTGTTTCAGAAATGACAACGTCCCCAAATTCCGTGATTTCCCCGGATTTAAGACAAAAGGCGGAAACGTCACAAGGACGAAACCTTGATGTCCCGGTGATGAAAAAAGGAAACATCACAATTTCTAACGTTCGTTCTTGTACCATTGGCGGAAGTCAATCGGAATCGGACTTGGTTCGCGTTGTATGGAAAACAGTTGTTGCGGACATTTTAATGGTTCCGTCACAATACGAAAAAAACCAAATTAGCTATCAATTTGATTTGGGTAAAAAGATCCGCGAAACGGTTGAAGCGTTCAAAGTTGAAATCGAAAATGATTTGGACACGGCGTTTGATGCGAATAAATCGCAAGTTTACGGATCAAGTATTGTTGGATCAAAATACGCGTTGACGGGTTCAGCTATTCAAGTGACGCCGGGATTGTTAAATTTCTTTTTCAATGACTTGGAACCGATAAATTTTGCGGACGATTTCAACGAACCAACGATCCGCGTGATCGCGAATCACGTTGTAATGCCGACGGTTAATCAATTCATCAATCAAGGCGGTGGAAATAACACAAACACAAATTTCCAATTTGCCGGAAAGAATTTCACGTTTTCAAACAGAATTTCAAACGGTGTTGGTGTGTTGGCGACGGGTTATTTTATGCCGGACGGATCGGTTGGAATGTTGACACGTGTTGATATTGACGCAAGAATGGGACACAAAGCCGGCGACGGGACTGAATGGATGGAAGAAACTTTGCCGGGACTTTCATTTCCGGTTGGCATCCAATACAAATCGAAATGTGATGACCAATCAGCATTGGAAACCGCCGGTTTGGGACATTTAACCGCGACGTTAGTTGAACACTATCAAATTTCATTTGATTATGCGATTGTGACACCTTACAATTCGAATTTGACAACAAAACCGGGTTCAATTAGAAAGTTTGAATTTGTTCCGGAACCGGTTGTGGTTTAATTATCGGGATTAAATAATCAACAATTGATCAAACGCCGTTTGTTTCCGTTTTGGATCAAACGGCGTTTTTTTATTAATCTAAAATCAAAAATAAAATGTTTAAATCAACAAAAGTTGTCCCGGCGTACAAAAACTTGATCGGATGGCGAAAATATCAAGACGAATCAATCAATATACCGGTTGAGTTTGAAACAAGCGAATCCGGGGAATATTATCAACAAAAACATCCGGCGTTGCAATTAGACATCATTCAATCATTGATCCCGGCAAACCTTCCGTTGGCGGATTATTTGGAAAATACCGTGACGGACGCATCAAATGAAATTTTCAACGATTTATTGCAGTATAGACAGTTGAACGAATACGGAAAAACATTGTTGGAACAATCCGTTTTGTTGAATCGTTATGGTTGGGCGAATGACAAGATCACAAACCAAAATCGTTTTGTTGGGTTTCAGATACGAACGCGATCATTGACCGGTTTACAAACATTGATCAATGAAATAGGATTGCAGTTTTCCGGCGCGGAATCCTTCGATCTTTTCTTGTTTCATTCATCAAAGGCGGAACCATTGAAAGAAATCCCAATCACAACAACCGGGAATGGAAATTGGAATTGGATCAAAAGTGATTTGGAATTGTCCGCGTTTGAATCACAAGAATTTCAAGGCGGTGTCTTTGTCCTTGGTTATTATCAAGAAGACGTGGTGACGAATGCGGTCAATTATACTTCATTCAATTGGGACAAGGGTGTTTGCGGTGGGTGCAATGATCCACATTTGGGTGTTTGGCGATCAATACAAAAGAATTTCCACATTTATCCAATTTATGTCCCGTCGGGATCATTTGTGAAAGGGGAAATGTTTGATTTGCAAAAAGCGATGTTTATCAATGATCAATCGTGGGGATTGAATTTGAAATTGACCGTTCGTTGTGATCTTTCGGATTTTTTCATCCAAAACAAATTCGTCTTCAAAAATTTGTTGGCGTTGAAGGTAGTTCACCGAATTTTGAATGATATGAAATTCAGTCAACAAATTAATTCAGTTGAAGAAAATATCAAAATGATGATCATTCGTGATTTGGAAGGGGACATCGACACGAAATTGACCAACATTCCTTCGCAATACCAAAAAGAATTGAAGGCGGTTTCGTTTAATATGTCCGGGATAAATTCAAAATGTCTTGGTTGTGTTGATGAAGGTTTTTCACCAACATTCGGTGTCGTGTGATGTTTGGCGCGCAAAAAAAATTCATTGACGATTTACAATTTCAGTTGATGAAGGAATTGGAAATGACGATCCGGGCGTTTGATTTTGTTTTGAAAGATTATATTATAAATAAACAACTATTCACGCAAGGGATCGACGGTGACGGAATTAAACTTCCGGGATATAAAAGAACAACAATTCGGATCAAAATCGCGAAAGGGGATCCGGTTGATCGTACAACGTTACGCGATAAGGGTGAATTTTACGCACACATTCGAATTGATGCGTTTTCCGACCGTTTCGAAGTCGGTTCGGATGTTAGTCACGACAAATTCATTTTCAAGCGTTACGGGTTAAATGTGTTAAAAATAACAAATGAAAATATTCGTGAATTTATGAACGTTTATTTTTTACCAAATTTAAAAGAGTATGTCAGTAAGCAAATTACAAGATAAACCGGTGATTGTTGGATCACCAATCGAAATTGAATTCGCCGTGAATGAGATCCGAAAAGTTTTGTCCGGATTGAATTGGTTGGATCGTCCTTATTTCATCGCCCAACGTTTTTTTCGAAGGGTTGGTGAAAAATCATTTTACTATCCGGAAACATACGCGCCGGAATCGCCGGGTTTGCGCAATTACAAAAGATTGACACCCGACAATGATTTCAAGGGAATGTGTTTTTTTATGGTTGGTAACGGGATCAATGATTTTGAATCAAACCAACAAAACTTTTTGACATATAGGGTTTCAATTATTTTTTCGGTGAATTTGGAATTGATCGACAAACCAAAGTTGGATCAAGGATTGTTCACACAAGAATTGATCCGGGATGTTCGTCGTTTATTGACGGAAACAATGGCGAATCACGAATTTGACTATAAAATAAAGACGGAAACCCGCGATTTGAAAGATTGTTTCCGGGAATTTGTCTTGGATGACATTGAATCATATAATCGCGCACCTATGCAATGTTTTCGAATCGAACTTGATGTCCGTGTTCAAGAAAGTTGCTAATTTTACAGAAATAATAATCACTAAAAATAAATAGTATGTTGCAATCAATTTTAATCGTCGCGTTTTTGGTTTATTTCATTGACGCCATTTTTGTCAAACATCACGTTTGGGAAAAAATAAAAGTTTGGGGATCTTATGCCAAAATTCAATTCCTTTTCGAGTTGAGTTTTTGTCGTTTTTGTTTGATGTTTCATATTGGGGTGATCATAACGGTTTTTTATGGTTTCGTTTTTGGTTTCGATTGGACATTGATAATTGTTCCATTTGCCGTTGCCGGATTAACAAGATTAATCGAAAGACGCAATGATATATAAATTTAAAAATCACGAAATTGAATTGTATGATTCAATTCAAAACCTTCCGATTTTAAGGTTTCAAAAGTTTAACAAATATCAAATGATCGCGTCCGACATCGGAAGCGATTTTGCGGATTATGACCAACGCACGCAAAAGGCGTTGGCATTCCTTCAAAAAAATATGGTGAATGAAGCGATTCAAGAACTAAACAATCGACGTCAATTGGTGTTTAATGCTTATAATGAATCAAATCCAAATTCAAGATCATTTGCCGTTTTGGTTAAAAGGATCGACAAACAAAAGTTTACCAAATACGCGCCGGACGACCTTGATCAAATTATGACCAAATTGAACGACATTGGATTCGAAGCCGAAACGATGTTTGAACAATTGAAGGAAGTAAAAAAAAAAATCGAATTGGAATTGCAAGTGTATTACAAAAACTTTTTTCCAAAGGTGGGAAACGTTGAGTTTTTGGCGTTAAGGGTTAAAAGATTGAATTTGTTGTGTGATGAAATAATCGATGAAAAGGAAATAAAAGATCCTTTATTTGAAGTTGAAAAAGAATTGTTGGAAAACGACAAGCCGAACAAATGGGATATTTGGGCGGACAATAATATGGAAAGGATCTTGGAAGTAGATTTTCAAAAATTCGCCCTAAACGTCACCCAATTGTCCGGAATGAATCTGAATGACACATCAACGTTCGCGTTTTATGCCGGTGTCGAATATTTAAAAGAAAAGAACCCGAAAAAATAAAAAATATGAGTGAAAATGTAGTTTTTAAGTATAGCGAATTTTTTGAAGACGATGGCGGATTCAAAAAAGTTTTGGCGGAATTTGATTTGTTGGGATCTGAATTGGTGGGAAAAGCGAACAAATACAAAAAGGATATAAATGAAGCGTTCAACACGATGGATTTGTCTTCATTGAAAACCTTGGAAGCGCAAATCGAATCGTCAAACGCGCAATTTAAACAATTGGCGACGGCAAAAAATGACGTGATCAAGGTCGAAAAGGAATACAACGCACAATTGAAAGCGACATTGCAAAATGAAATATTGATTGAAAGAAATAAACAAGCTAAAATCCAATCCGATAAAAAGGAAATTGAAGGTTTAAGGGAATTGGACAAAGCAATCCAACAAGAAAATAATACCAAGAAATCCGCAATTGCATTATCGGAAGCACAAAGGCGCGCCGGGGAATCACAAGCGCGATCAATGAAGGTGCAAAAAGGAGCCTATTCCGAACTTTCAGCGGAATTACGTGTTTTATTCACACAATCAGCAAATGTGGCGTCGGAAATGTATCAATTGGAAGTTGCCGGATTGAAAGCATCACCGCAATATGTCAAATTATCAAAGACATTTGAAGATTTGAAAGGGAGGACGGCGAAATTGGATGGCGCGTTGAAACAAATTGATTCAACTTTAGGACGCAATCAAAGGAATGTCGGGAACTACGCGTCCGGATATTCGGGAATTAATAATTCGATCAATCAGTTGACACGGGAACTTCCGGCGTTCACATTTTCAGCACAAACGGGAATTTTGGCACTTTCAAACAACATCCCTATTTTGACGGATGAAATTGGGCGTTTGGTAAAAACAAACAAATCATTGGTGGCGGAAGGAAAGCCGGTCACATCCGTGTTTTCACAGATCGTCAAAGGTGTGTTGAGTTTACAAACCGCAATGGGCGTTGGGATCCTATTGTTGACGGTTTATGGAAAGGAAATTGGAATTTGGGCGAAAAGTTTGTTTGGCGCGTCGGAAGCATTGAAGGAATTGACGCAAGCACAAAAAGATTTTGCATTGGCTAAAATTGGCGGTCGAAAAGACGCGCAAACCGACATCATAGAATTGCGAAAGTATTTGGCAGTAGTTAAGGACGAAAAAGTGTCAATGGAAGAAAGAAACATCGCGTTGAAAGCGTTAAGATCACAATTTCCGTTTTTCTTTAAGGACTTGACAGACGCCCAAATTTTATCCGGGAAATATGCACAATCCGAAAGGGATTTGACAATCGCACTTGAAAAGCGAAAAGAGGTCGAGAAAAAAACGGAATTGAATGTCAAAAACAAACAAAAATTGATTGACATTAATGAAGAAATTGACTTGCAACAAGAAGTTGTCAAACAATACACTAAACGATCAAATGAGTTGTCCAAATCGACCACGTTGTCGGATCAATACGCGGAATCAATTCAAAAACTTGGAAAAGAAGAATCCAAATTGTCGAAGTTAAAAAGGGAAGCGGGGAAATATAATCAAGCCATATTGAAAAATGACAACGACATTTTCAAATTAAAGAAAGAAACGATTTCACTTGAATTCCAAGAAGAAAAAGACAAACAAGACAAGATCAAGGATATACAACAAACGGGAAATGTTGATTATTTGGCGAATGATTTCCAATTGCGAAAACTATTGTTGGAAAACACGATCAAGGGGAATTCGGAAATATTTGGTTCCGACAAATACACTTTGGAACAAAGATTGGACGCACAAAAAAATATGGTTGCGCAAATGTTGAGTTTGGCGGAAATGGAAAAACGCGAAGCATTGCGATTATTGTCAAATAAATACAATGAAGAAAGATCGGAAACGATCAAAGACAATGACGGAAAAGTTATTGCGAAAAAGTACACAAACAACGGTTTGTTGGAATTAGAAAAACAATATTTGTTGGACAAAAAAATCATTCAAGAAACTTTCCGTCAAGCCGAAATCGAAGCCAACAAAAAAGGCGAAAAAATTATGACATTGGACACTTTGAATTTCCAATTGCAAAATTTGCAGTATTTACAAAAGAATCTTTCGGACAAATCGGAAGTTTATGTGGCGTATTCCAAAAGAATAAGTGAAGTACAAACCAAGATCAACAATATAATAAATCAAGAAAAAGGATTGGAGTTGACCGACAAAGTCACGGTGAACGAAAATGAATTGGCAAGGATTGAAAAATTCCGTGATCGTTTGTTTGGTACTTTAGACAAGACAAACAACCGTCGAACTACATTGAAGGAACAAAAACAAATATTGCGTGACATTGAAGCGTTTGAAGACGAAAAAACGGACATCGAAGCGGACGCGGAAATTCAAAGAAAGTTGGCGCGCTTGTATTCTATTGAACAAGAAAAGAAAGCGTTTGTCGATAATTCAAACGAGTTCAAACAATTGGAAATTGAAGCACAAGGAATCAAAAAAGGATTGCAAAATGACGAAATAAAACGTCGTTTGGATGCGGAAAAGAAAGCCAACAAAGCATCGTTGGACAACTTCAAAGATTTTTTCGAAGACTTCGACCGTTTGATGTCTTTGGTTTTGGATAAATTAATCGACATCACGCAAAAAAGAGTTGATCAAGACAAAGTGTTGTTGGAAAACCAAAAGAAAACAATTGAAATTCAGCAACAAAGAGCCGGTGAAGGATTGGACAATACATTGGCGTATGAACAACGCCAATTGGGGAAAAGGGAATCGGATTTGTTGAAGCGTGAAAAACAAGAACAAAGATTGCAAAAAATAAAAACGATTTACACTTCATATTCCGGTTATGCTAACCAAGATCCGGACACGGCAATCCAAAAAACCTTGCGTGACTTCGCATTGTTGGAAGCGATCACGGCGTCGTTTGGTGATGGTGGAGTTGTTGAAGACAAGTTGCCAACAAACGGGATCTTTCGCGGACAATCCCACAAAGGAAACAATAAGGGGATCCCAATTTTGGTTGAAGGGCGTGAAGGAATATTCAGCGCGCAAGAAATGGACAATTTGGGAAAAGATAATTTTTATAAAATGAAGGACATCGCGTCAATGGGAAAAGTTGATTCGAATTTTTTCACCGCACAAAGACAACAATTTGTCCAATCAACAACAAGACGTCCAAAATCGGATCCTGCATTGATAAACGAAATGCGTGAAGTCAAAAGAGCGATCGAAGGGAAACCGGTTCAGAATTGGGACGTTGCAAATGTTGCGGACGGTGTTATGGAATTAGTTGAAACCGTTATGACAAAAAATCACGTTATTCGCAATCATTACACAACCAAAAAAAGAAAAATATAATGGCGGAAATTAGACATTTTTTAAACGATCAAGATTTTGGCGAACCAAGGAATTGGCAAGATTTGGAAATCACAATTGATTGGTTGAACGCCAAGGAATCCGGAACGATAAACGTTTCGGATTTGGCGTTTGTTGGTGAAGCGAATCAATATTTGCAAAAAAGGATCATTGACGGATTGAACGGTGGCGTCGGAATCTTTGAAGGTGATCCCTACAAAATGACGGTTGGTGATCCGGCGAATCCGACATTCACTTTTGAAGGATTTTTGGATTTCACGCAATCAATGACGGTGATTGGAAAAGAGGAAATCATTTGCGCATTAAAGAAAAAACACGGTGAAGATTGGTTGAACGATGTCGCGGACGGATTTTCAATGGCTTTTTTATATGATCAAGGCGTGATCGTGAATGGGGATTTTGTCAAAGTCCCGTATGTGATCAATTACATTCCCGACGGAATGCAAATCATTGTTGTTTCAATGTCGCTTTTTATGATGACAAAAGAATTGATCGAAAATGTCGAAAAGTTGTCGGAAGTGATCGCGGACGTTGCCAACGCATCGACACCCGTGATTGGTGTTGGTGTTGGTTTTGGAGCCGTTGCGGTGACGGCGTGGGATTTGGGTGATTGGATTATGATTGCATTGAAAGCATTGGCGCGTATTGCTTATATAATAGCCATTACAATCGCAATAGTGAATTTAATAAAAGAAATATTCGAACAATTGTTGCCGAAAAAACGTGATCACCTTGGAATGACGTTCCGCCGTATGTTTGAAAGATCGTGTCAACACCTTGGTTTGCGTTTTTATTCCGACATCAAAGAATTGGATTGGGTTCATATTCCAAGAAAAGACAAAAAAGGCGGATCAAATGGTGAAACCGGTTTTCCTTCGAATAGTGAACCAATATACACATTCGGTGATTTGATCCGATCAATGAAAGAAATGTTTAACGCGGATTATAGGATCAAAGACGGAATTTTTTATTTCCAACGAAAAGACAGTTTTATTTTTCCGTCACCTTATAAAATGCCGGATTATTTTAACAACCAAGAAAGGATCTTGGACAATGTGAAATTCAACACCGACGAAATGGTTTCGAATTACAACATTTATTGGGCGTTAGACATCCAAGATCAAAACACTTTGGATGTTGTTGACGGAAGGGTTTTTCAAGCCATTACAAGTCCAATCAGTACGATAAACAAGGATTTCGTTATGATCAAAAACATCACGGAAATTTCATTGCCTTTTTCAATGGGACGTGAAAAAACATCATTGACAACGGTTGAAGAAATATTGAAACAATTGGCAAAGGTTGTTGACGGTTTAACCGGTATTTTTGGAAGGGGAACAAGATTTGGCGCGCAAATTGAAAACCGTGTTGGATCTTTGTTGTTGTCGTCACATTTTTTGACATCCGGGAAAGTGGTGAAAATGTCCGGGACAAAGTTGGCAAACAATCAACGTTTGGAATTGGATTCCAAAATGTTGTGGGACAAATATCATTTTATTAATTCGTTTGCGGAATATCAAGGTGAACACAATCAGTTTTTTAGATATGAAGATCAACCGGTTCCAATGACGATAAAAGATTTCGCGATTTTGATGGAAAACAACAACGCGACGGATTCGCAAGGGAATGAATATTTCATTGAAAGGGTTGTTTATAATCCGGACAAAACCACGGCGTTGATAAATTATCGAGTTAAAAGAAAATACACAAACAATTTACAAATCAAAATCGTGTGATAAAATGGATTTAAAAATGATATTGGAACAATCGGAATTGGCAAAAAATGCAATTGAACAAATAAACGTTCAAAATCGTATATTTGAAAACACAATTCAACAAGCCTTGATCGACGCGCCGGAAGGGGATAAAAAAAAGATCAATGAAGTTCAAATCCTTATGAATAAGGTGACAAACTTGGCGAAAAATGGACAATTAGTCGAAGCGCAAAACCTTATAAAAGAATTTCAAAATGGCGGTAAAAATAATAAATAGAGCATACAACGAAATTTTCACAAACGGATCAACCGATTGGTTGTTGGGAAATGTTGGTGATTGGCAAGTCTTGACATTGAAGGTTGAATCGTCCGTGGATTATTCAGCGACACAACAAGAACCATTGCAAATTGATTATTTGAACCGGGCGTTCATTTTGTCAAACGGGAAAAATTGGGGTGATTATGGGTTTGACGCCGGTATGTCAATTATTTTAAAATATAAGTACTTACAAGACACAAACGGGGACGGGAATTTCAATGTTGTGACACCGTATCAAAAACCATTCACGATCGCGAACGTGTATGGATCAACGTTGGAAGTTGTTCAAAATATAGACGTCCAAACGTTTGAAAGCATTCCAACGAATTTCGGAACAAAAAAGATCACGGAAGTCAAAATCTTTGTGGATAAAATGCCGGAAGGATTGAGGTTGAAATATGCACATTTGACCAATGACAATTTTCAATCGTCAAATTTGAATTCATTGATCGACGGAACGGTTTCCGAATTTGTAAAACCCAACATTTTAAACAACGGACAATTTCAGTCAATGGAAGCCGTCGGACTTCAATCCGGGATGTCGATTCGATTGGTTGAGGTTAAACCATACGGAAAAAAAATCGGGACGGACAATGTTTATCAATACGACATCAAAATCCAATATATGATTTCGTCAATATTTGAAGATCTTTCGACATTACAAAACAAGTCGATTCCTTCATATTTGACCGGTGATGGATCTTTGACCGACAATTTTTCAATTGAATTTTATCCGGAATGGAACAATCCAAACGTAAAAATCAAAAACAATTTGAAAGAAACGGAACGTTTGGGGAACACGGGTTGGTTTGATGAAAACTTCAATCAGTTAAAAAACGATTTTAAGGTCGATTCCTTGCAATATTTCGATATTGATGGGAATCAAGTCGATTCAATCGATTATTCAAAGCAAACCAAGGTTAAAATGATTATTTCGGGCGTTCCGAATCTTAATTCACAAACGGAATGTGGTTTTGGTTTCGCTTGGATCCCTTCGAATGATTCAGATTATAAAAATAAAGAAACACCATTGTATCGAAATTTATTCATTCAATCGGGATCATTGATCAACGGTTTCGCGTTGAACACTTTATTTCCGGACGTGAATTTCGGTGCAGGATTGAACGGGGCGTCAATGGATTCGTCCGCGGTTAAGTTCACCGGGTTGAATGGCAAAATAATAATGGAAGCGAATTTCATCCCGAATCCGGCTTTTTTCGCATTATTTGACAAAAAAGATCCAAGCGATCGAAATTTCATTCTTTGGGTTTCAGTTGCCGACGGATCATTGGATCGAAATTTTTCCGATCGTGTTTCATTGTTGGCGGATTTTGGATCCTTGATGAAAAACATTCCACCGGCGGGTGAATATCCTTATATTGACAATAAGTTCATTGAACACCCGTATGACGATACAAATGTTGGCGAAGTGGTTTTGGAAGGCATTGTCCAAGACGATGTCTTGTGTCGAATGCCATTTCGAATCAAGAAAGACAAAACAACGGTTTTTCAAAAAATTGAATTCGGTGTCGAAGCGTTTAACCTTGGATTAAATGAAGACTTTGTCTTGGACAAATACGAAATTGATTTGACACAATATCCGACCGATTCCACGGGCGCGCAACAATTCAATGTTGATCAATCAAGGGGATTCAAATTGAATTCCGGGAACAATAAAAATTGGGTAAAGGTGAAAAGGGAACCGGCAATGGACACGGTTGAATTCAATGGGTACATTGCTTATTTTGGGATAAAAATAAGATATGAAGATTGGATCTTGAATCAACAAACGCCAAACTATTTTTTCAACGCAAGTCAAACGAATAATGGATTCAATAATGATTGGGTAAATTATATAAAAACAAACGGTTGGAAAATCAATTTTTTTGCAAAGATCAACGCAATCGTCAATGGTGATTTATTACAGTACAAAAACCAATGGGAAATGAAGTTTTCGGATTATGATGAAAACCAAAACATTGACACAACACATCAATATTTCAGACATTCGGACAATACTTTGTTGAATATTGGGACGGATCCGGATTCGGGAAAAACTTTGGGTGTGATCCTATCAAACGAACCAACACGAATTGAAATTTCATTTGATATATTGGACGACGGCGTTTGGGATATTTCAAAAACGTATGGCGTGACAACGATAGAAATTGACCGTGGCGCGGGACAAAAAGAAATGCGGCAATTGTCATCGGTTTTGGATTCGGAAACGGACAATCCATTGATCCCGGTTCCGGGTGAATCAAAATTGAAAATGGAAGTGGATGTCACCAACAAGGTTTTGAAAACAACTTGTTTAATTGATCCGGATTTATTGTCAAATGGTGAAAAATACCGAATCACCGGTCGCGTTGGTTGTATGGATGACAATGGCGACATATATGATAATGGTTTGTATAACTTTAGGTTTGAAAACAAATATGAATAATTTAATACACAAATAGAAATGGCGGACAATTTAAGATCTTTAGAAGAAAGAATCGACACGGACATCGATCCAAATGGAACACCGGGTTCCATATTTGCGGAAAATCACAACGCGATCGAAAAGGAAATTTTAAGAAAGGCGGGAAAATATTCCGGATCACCTTTTTTGGCAACAAAACAAGCGACGGTTTTTGTTCCGGGAACTTTATCATTGAACGGGAACGCGTTGAACGTGTTGACGAACTTCAATGTCACCGCGTCAAAATTGACGTCGGATTTGATTGATTTTGGAAAGACCTTGGCGACATTGGAAATTGGTGATTTGATTCAATTCAAAGACTATTCCGGAAGGGCGTTTTTATTGGAATTCCAATCGTATGTTTCAAACACCGACGGATCGGGAAATCCGATTTTTGACATTACGGTCAAAGGGGTGTTGGAAAATACAAACTATATTTATCAAGACAACGAAACATCCGCGTCGATCCTTTCGGTGATAAAGAAAATTAAACCGTTGCAAAAGTCATTGACTTCAATTGTCACGGACGACGGAACCGCAAGCGCGACAACACCGGACGACACGTTTAATTTTGAAGGCGGAAACGGTGCAATTGTCAGCGCGTCGGGAAAAACGATCACGATCACGCCAAAAGTTCAAACCATAGCGGAAACGCCAAATTTGCAAGACGAATTGGATTTGAAAGCGTCAAAAGCGTATGCGGATTCTTTGGTTGTTGGATTGATTGACGATCGTGGAAATTATGACGCATCAACAAATACATTTCCGACAACGGGTGGATCCGGAACGTCGGGCGCGGTTTTAAAGGGTGATTTGTGGTATATATCCGCGCCGGGAACTTTAGGTGGACAAGACGTTGGAATTGGTGACAGTTTCAGAGCATTAACGGACGCACCGGGACAAACCGCGACGAATTGGGACATATTGGAATCAAATATTGGATATGTCCCGGAAAACAACGCGAACAAATCAACATCCGTTTTTGCGGATTATTTATCCGACATTAAATTCCCAACGGTCAAATCGGTTTATGATTTTTGTATGTCAGCATTTAGAAAGAAATTTTTAAGTTTTGGCGACATCACCGGGACAACGCACACATTCGGGGCGGGATCTGAAAACGTGATGTTTAAATTTTCAAATAATAGTGCGATCACCGCCACGATCCCAACAAACGCAACAACACCAATTGACATTGGATCCGTATTTGAAACAATACCAACGGGAAATGGAATTTTGACCGTTCAAGGCGCGGTCGGTGTTACTATTTTGACAAACTTGACATCACCTTCCGTTAAAAATGAAGTAAGACGATACACAAAAATAGACACTAATACTTGGACAATTGAAGGAAATAATAGTGGCGGATCTTCTGAAATATCTATAAGAAACGCAAGTGATGTTGAACAATTCAAAATCACGGATTTAATAAGGTTTGAAAATGTTTCATTTGATTCAGCAAATAAAAAAATCGGGATCGATCCTTTGCTTCCTTTATCCGCTTATTTAGATTTCAACAATGGTTCCGACACGACCGGCGTTATTGAAAACGCAAAAAAGCCATTTAAAACAATTCAAGCGTTGTTGACCGCATTACCCGCGACCGGTGGCGAAACATACACAATTTATATTTATTCGGGAAATGTTAGTTTTACGCGAAAAATGGCAAGGCGAAATTTAAGATTTATTTCGTATGTAGATACAACCTTAATTTTTGACACCGTTAAAGAAGCCGACGGAATCACAAACGCCGGATTTTTATTTAGTGATGCCGGCGGAACGGATAGGACTTGGACATTTGAAAATTCAAATATTAGTTTTTCAAGTTCGAGATCAATAAGGTTTGGAAGGGAATTCAACACCGGGGTTGTTTTTAAAGGTAATATAAACAATTTGACTTGGGTTGGTGGCGAAATATATGTCCAACAAAATTCAAATATTAAAATAAACAATGTCACATCGTTTGGTGGGTTTTTTAATGGTGTTGGAAATGGATCCGACAAGTTGCCGTCATACATTGAAATTGATTATTTTAATGTAACTGCAAACGCAAATATAATTGGATCATACAAAGGAACTTTGAGAATAAATAATTTGGTTAAAACAAATATTGGAACTTCAAATGATATTGATTTTTCAATTCCGAATTCCGGAACAAATGACATAACTTTAGAGTTTAAAAACATTACACACAACGGTTTGATCACTACCTATGTAAACAAAGTAAATTTTATTGATTGTGTTGTAAATAATTTGGCAACATTTTATTTTGGAAAAATAAATGGATATTCACAAGGAATTGTGACGGGGAATTTGATTGGAACAAATTTCAATGATAACGGATACTTTGGGAACGGAACTTATTTCAAGAATTTTACCGGTAGGATTGGCGGTTGTACATTGGCTAATGGTGTTTATACTTTTGACAATTGTAATATAACAACAAACACAACGTTGACGAATCGATGGGGTTCCGCAACATTAAAAGAAGCCGTTTTCTTTAAAGGTTACAATACTATTACGCAATTAGTGACCGGCGGTGGATTGATAGGTTCGGAAGCGGAAACAACCGTTGAATTTGGTGGAACCGTTAGAACAAACGCAAATAATTTTGGTTCAAGGGTTAAAAGTGTATATGTAAATTCAACATTTAAAGAAAAACTTTTTGAAGTTGTAATAAGATCAAAAAATGATTTAGTTGGTAGAATATTAGATTCTAATACAACTTATATAATTGACGGAAACATTGTTTTATTAAGCGGTGAATTTATTAATATACCGGCAAGCGGTTTGACTTTAATTGGTTACGGATTTAATGTTTCAATAATTACAAAAAACGTTTCCGGTGAAAGTATTTTTGCAAGTCCGGTTGGTGGATCGGGTGATTTTATATCAAATAACGTTCAATTAAATTCCGGTATTGGTTCCGTTTTTAATTTAACGGATTCGAATGGAAGTCACGCGCTTGAAATAAATGATGTCAATTTCCAAAGTTGCGCATCTTTGGGCTTGATTAAAGGATATAGACAATTCACGGGAACAACGGTTGGAATTTATGGTTGTTCAGACGGTTTAATATTGGACGGAAGTTGGAACGGTTTTAAATTAACTAATACAAACGCATTCGGTTTTGGTGCATCGGGAACACTAATAAAAAAAGGCGCGACAACATCGTTTGCAAATCGTTTGTATTTAGATCTAAATTTAAGTTTGCCAACGGGCGCAAAAATTTGTGATTTTCAAGAAAGTAACTTTGCAAGCGACAAACTTTTGCAAATTGTGAATTGTTTGGTGAAAGTTAATTCAATAATTGATCCGGCAACAACCGCGTCAACTTTTCCGAATATCACGCCGTTTTCGCCAAAAGCATATTTCACAAACAATATTGGTTTGAAAAATAGTTTTAATGAACCATACGGATTAAAAACAACAAACCTTTTTACGTATGCGGATGACGCGTCAGCGTCTTCCGGTGGGATTCAAGTTGGTGAAGTTTATGTAGAATCAACAACCGGGTATTTTAAAACCCGTTTAACTTAACAATGAAAAAATATGTGTGATGAAAATATAAATGAAATTTTGGTTGTCGAATTTCCGGCAACCAATGACGAATTCAATTGGTTGAACAACACTTCGATTCCAATTCAAACCGTTGGTGGACAATTAAGGTTGTCCCCGGAAAGTTCATCAAGCGCGTTTCGACGTGGACTTGGAATTTTGGATCCGGTTAACAATCGAATTCGTCTTCAAATTAATATGGATCTTTTTCGCCCACAAACATCAACACACGACAAAATAAATGTCGTGTTTGGTGTTTATGCCGGTGCGACATTAATTGATCAATTTACGGTGTACTATGAAGGACTTTCAGCGGGTGAATTAGTGGAATACAATTTTGACCGTGTTTATAAATACGAATCAATGGGCGGAAATATTTCGTTGAAAGTATCATTCCCGGAAGGTTTTCAAAACCAAGTGTTGTTCGATTATTTAAAATGTTACGATTTTAAATTTTGTGAAGACAAGATCCGGACATATTTCGTCATTGATCAATTATTCGAAAGCGCGTTGATGTCACAGTCTTCCGGAATCCAATTGACAGAATGGAAAGTGGACGACGTGGAAACATTGACGCCGGATTTTTTTACGGAAAACGCAAGTGTTGGTGGAAATCCATTGACGGAATGGTTGTTCGCAAAAGCAAACATAGACGGATCCGGGCGAATTTCAGACGATGCGACGCCAAACACATTCAATCCGTTCGTTGGTGAATTTGGTTTGACATTTGACACGGTTAATTCATTCCACGGTGGAAAGCCAAACGGGACACAAACCGGTTCGAATTATGGTTCCGGGGTGTTGACGTTGGGTTTTGAAAAACCTTCCGTTTTCAACGGTCAATTGTCGTCCAAGAAAGGCGCGTTTTTTATAGATCTTGATTATTCAAAGAACTTGAAAGTTGTTTTTAATGTATTGATCAACAACACGAAAACAAACGTTTTTGATTCACCGGAATATTTCAGAAAATACACGATTTTATGGGATTCCAAGAATTGTCAAAAATCATTCTATTATCAAGATCAATTGTCATCAAATCAAACAACAAAGATCCCGGCGATTCAAGACGGATTCTTGTTTGGTTTAACGGGCGGAATATCCCTTCAAACAGTGATCGGTTGTGATCAGTCTTTTTCATATTCCGGGGATTCGGGAACGTATGAATTCCAAATTGATTTTGGAACGGACATTGGAATGTGTGGTGTAAATTATAACGCGTTTGGGGTTCCGGACAAATTTGAAATTGAATGGAACGGACAATTGTTTTCGTCGGGATATGTCGGTGAAAGTTTTTATGATCAACAATTGATCAACCTTGGGATCAGTCCAACGGAAATCAACACCGCGTCACCGGGAAATGGTGTGGGGATATTGAATTTTGTAAAATCACAAGCGTTTCCAACAACGGCAACAATTCGCGTCACCGCGCCATTGTCCGGGACGGGATGGGAAATGTCGGGGATTTGTCCGCAACCAATCCAAACCGGAAATTTCACGGAAATATCTTGGAACGATACAAAAACAACCGAATCAAGAAGCGGAACGAACGCAAATGAAACGATTTTTTATAACGGTGCATTTTATCCGGTTACGGGTGTGACTTGGCAAAGAAAAAACAACGTTTGGGTTGATGACGTTTCACCGGTTTCGTCTTTGAATACTTTTTCATTAAATTCGAATTTGAATGAATTTAGATTAAAAGCATTAGACGCAAATAACACGGAAGTTTATTCGAACGTACTTCAATACTTAAAAACGGAAGTTTTTCCGACACAATCATATTTTTATCAAGGATCAACCGTGATCGCGGATCCACAATTGAATTCGTGGGTTGATTATTTGGACGCAAATGGAGTTCAACAAAGATTCATTGTTGGTCAGTATTCAAATGGTTGTCAAGAAATAATCGCGTCAAGTATCGTTGCGACCAATGGCGTGAATGCGTGTTCGAATTCATCAATTTGTTATGAATACACGGTTTATCCACCATTAAGTCCGGGACAACACGCCGTTGAATTTTTGGATTGTGACGGTCAAACATCATTTGTCACGGTAAATTTTAACGATTCACCGGCAATCATTTGTGTAAAAGAATTTATCAACGATGACGGAAACGGTCAAACGGAAAGCAATAGTACAATTTGTATAAATTAAAAAAATAAAATAAATGAATAATAATCAAGAATTATTGGACAACGTTTATATTGATCAAACCGCGTTGGGATGCAATCAAATTATAAAATGTCCATACAAAGAAAGAACAATCAGTTTCGCGCTTGGTGTCAGTATTCCGACACCGGGACAACCGCCGGAAGAAATATTCAAAGAATGTTGTTATACACATTTGACGTTGGCGGATCTTAATTCGTCGGAAGATTTTAAAAACGATTATTCAGCATTTTTTCACCAAAGACAAATTTCATCGGAAACGGTGGGATTTGTCTTGTATCATTATGAATCGACAAATGAACACCCGTTGATTGATGAAACATTTGGTTCGTTTTATGGTTTTGGATCGTTCCCGACAAACAATAATTTAAAAGGTTATTTGGTGAAATGGAAAAAAGTGTTGGCGGAAATTGGTGAAGGTAATTTCAAAATAATAAAAAGAATCACGGTTGCCGGTGTCCCGGTTGAATTTTCATCGATCGTTTTCACCTTGCGACAATTTTCAACATCAAACGCGAACAAGACCGTTCGAATTGACGTGATAATGGACGGACGTTTGGAAAAGTCGGGAATTGATTTCAGCGGAACCGCTTGGAAACATTCAATCCGTGTTCCGGGATTTTTCGGAAGACGTGAACCGCAATTGACGGAAGACAATTTGATCAACCGATCATTTGAGAAAAGACAAATTTCAATGAAACAAACCAATGAATTCAAATTTCAAACAAACTTGATCCCGGATTGTTTGACAAATGAAATTTGGGATTTTATGTTGATGTCAAATGATATTTTTATAAACGATTATAATTTGAATAATCATTCTTATGATTTCGTGAAATTTGGTGTCAAGATTGCGTCCAATGATGGGACAAAATATGGTGTCAAGACAAGAAAAGCACAATTGAATTTAACTTTTACGGATAAATTTGAAAACAATTTGAAACGCAATTTCAAATAAGTCAACACAATAGACCAACGATTTTTTTTTCGTTGGTTTATTAACAACAACAAACATTCACTTTGTTCAAATATTCTATCTTTGACAAAGTGATTTTAAAAAAGTATCTTAAAGTAATAAAAATCACTAATTATTTATAAATGTGAAAACAATAATAAAAATGATAATAAAATATTTGATCGGGATCCTTGGAGCATTGAACACAATTCACGTCGGGACGGTTTTAATGAAATTCAAGGCAACAATAAAACTTGGAATTTTGATTAGTCCTTTTGCTTTAATAATGGAAAACTTTTCGCGTTGGACATTTGATAATTCAAATTATATCACAGTTGTTTTAATCGCCATTGCGATCGATCACGGTTTGGGGACGGCAAAACATTTGTGGATCCAAAAGGATTTCAAATGGAGCAAAAATTTAATTGGTTTAATGATGAAAATCGGGTTGATTGTCACGTGCGGTTTCTTGTTTGAAGGACTTAACATCATAATTCACAAAGAATCGATCGTTCAAGATTATTTGACAACCGTGACGCGTTTGATCGTGTTTTTATATCCCGCCGGATCCGCGTTTGGAAATTCATCAATACTTTCAAACGGCAAATTCCCACCGCAAGCGTGGTTGGATCGTTTGAAATATTTTCAATCAAGTTTGGACACAAAAGATTTAACACCTAAAAAACAAGAAAATGAATAAATTCGACAAAGCATTTCAAGAAATTATCGCCATTGAAGGCGGTTTGGTTAATGACAAAAATGATCGTGGCGGTTTGACAAAATATGGAATTTCGCAAAAGGCATTTCCGAAAGTAGATATTCGAAATTTGACAATTGATGGTGCGAAAAAAATATATTTCGAAAACTATTGGAAAACCGGATCGATCAACTTGGATCAGTATGACGAAAAAAACGCGATTGAATTGTTTGACATCGCGGTCAATATGGGTGTTGCAACATCCGCAAAAACACTTCAAAACGCGTTGAATTTAATGAATAGAAACCAAAAGGATTTCCCGGACTTAAAAGTTGACGGAAACGCCGGGGAAAAGACCTTCAAAGCATATTCAATTGTGAATAAAGAAATTTTATTCAAAGTATTAAACGGATTGCAGTTTTCACGCTATGTTTCAATAGTTGAAAGGGATCCAACGCAAGAATCATTCTTTAATGGTTGGATGAAACGAGTATAAAAAAAACGAAATATGAAAAATCTACTTTTAACGATTATTTTAATCGTTTTGACACTTGGTTGTTCAAGTTCAAAGAAGACGTCGGAAATCAAAGAAAAAAGCCAAAACGAATCGGAATTGGCGGTCAATGTGAACGACAAAAAAGAATCGATCAATGAAACAACAAAAGAAGCCAAGGACGAACAAAAGAACACCGCGACGGAAACCGTTGTGAAATACGTTCCAAAAATTGATTCGGAAGGAAAGTTTGTCCCGTTTAAATACCAAAACACCAAGGACGGAAAGCCACAAACAATTGAAGTCAATGGAAACGGCGAAGTCTTGATCCGGACGATCGAAACGGAATTTTCGAAATATTCAAAGGAAACCCAAATGACAATCGACAAAATGAAATCCAATTTTGACGCGGTGATTAAGGATTCAGAAAAAAAACTATTGGAAAGCTATTCGGAAATAAAAGAAACAAAACAATCGATTTTCAAATTATGGATCGCGGTGTTGGTGTTGTCCGGGTTGTTGATCCTTTCGGTTTGGTTCCATATTTCAAGGACAAAAATCCCTTATATTAATAAATAGAATTATATTTGTCAAAGATTTTTCCACGAAATCTAACCATAAAAGTTTGTTTTGTTTGACGCCACCTTTCACGGGTGGCGTTTCTTTTTTATACAAACAAATTAAAAAATGTTTGTGTAATACATTTTTAAATGTATATTTGCATCAACAAACAAACAAAAAAAATCAAAAATGGCAACATTAACATCAAGACAAACGACGTTGGCGTCCGGTTTAATTGACAAAGGTTACGAAATGACTGAATTCAAAAACCGGAACGTGTTAAAATTAATCAAAGGGAAAACAACAATTTATTTATATCCACCTAAACAAAAGAAATAATGAAACAAAAAGAACAACAAGAAACAAAATACATCATTGATGTTGATCAATTAATTGAAATATACAACAAGGAAAACCCGGAATTGAAACCGCTTGATCGAAAAACATTGGCGCAATTATTAAGTGTCAACACACAAGTTTTTTCAGATTGGAAAGGCGGAAAGACGCCAAAATGGGTATATCATTTATTCAAAATGATGGAAATCGGAAAATGTAATTTTGACAAATTTATAATTCAGCAAAAAAATGAATAAATCAAACCCGGATGTTGTCACGTTCAAAGACTTGATCGAACAACAAGAAACGAAAGACAAGTTCAAAGAAATGATCGGGGACAATTCAATGTCTTTTTTATATTCAGCCTTGCAAGTGGTTGAAAAAGATTCCAATTTAATAAAAGCGGATCCGCATTCAATTTTGAATTCAGTTTCCGCGATCGCGTCGATGAATTTGTTGATTGATCCTTCATTTGGACAAGCGTTCGTCGGGACGTACAAAATAAAAGTCGGAATAGTTTGGAAGACATTGGCACAATTTCAAATTGGATATAAAGGTTTGATAGAATTGGGACATCGTTCAAACCAATTCAAAGGATTGAACACGGATGACGTTCGCGAAGGTGAATATATTGGAACGGATCGAATGACCGGGATCACGGAATTCAATTGGAATCAAGATCAAGACGCAAGAAAAAAACTTACTATTGTTGGATATATTGCATATTTCAAATTGACAAACGGATTCGAAAAGTCTTTGTTTATGACGATCAAGGAAATGAAAGATCACGGACGAAAGTGGTCAAAGAATTTCAACGATAAGGATTGCGGATGGCAAAAAGACTTCGACGGAATGGGAAAGAAAACCGTTTTAAAATTATTGTTGGATAAGTACGCACCAAAATCCACGGAAATGAAAAAAGCGATTCGATTTGATCAAGCGATAATCGATGACATTGACGGAAACAATTTGAATTATGCGGACAATCCAAACACCAAGGAACCGAAAATGACTTTGGAATTAAGCAACCGTTTGATTGTTCAAAAAAGGACGTTGGATTTTATAGAAAATGCAAAATCGATCAAACAATTGGAAGGATGTTTCGAAGCCTTGACAGACGATGAAACAAAAAACGCGTATGATCAAAAGATCAAAATATTAAGTAAGAAAACGAGCAAATAAACCAAAATAATAAAACAATGAGCAAAGAAATTTATTTCAGATCGTCAGCGTCCGGAAAGATAATGACAAACGGACAAGGGACAACCATAACCGAAATACAATTGGAAAAAATCAAAGATTTTGAAACAAGATTGCGTGAAGGCGGAAAGATCACGGAAATTCAGCGCGCGACATTGAAGGAATTGAAAGCGAAAAGGGACGCGCCGTTTGAATTGTCGGACACCGCGAAAAAAGCCGTTGACGATGTTTGGTTGTTTAAAGAAAAAGGATTTTATAAAAAAATAGAATCGAAATATTTGGACAAAGGGATTTTCGGTGAAGACCTTGGATTTTCTTTATTGACTGAATTGGACGGTCGTTTTTATCAAAAGAACACCGAAAGGATCTACAAAGACAACCGAACCGGTGAATGTGATAATAGTTTTATTTTAGAGGGTAAAAAGATCATTCAAGACGTCAAATGTTCGTGGGACGCCAAGACATTCAAAAATGCGGACATTGATCCGGATTATATTTGGCAAGGTCGGGATTATATGGATCTATATGAAGCGGACGAATTTTGGTTGCGTTATTGTTTGATAGATTGTCCACCGCACATTCTCGCAAGGGAAAAGGAACGCGAATGGTACAAATATTATTCAAACACGATGACCGACGCGGAATCGCAAGTCTTGGAAGAAAGAATGAAACCGTTATTTGATCAGATCGAACGAAATTTGGTTTATTCGTCAAATGAATCCTATTCGAAAGAAGAAAGGGTGAAAACCTTCAAATTCACGCGCGACGATCTAATTCACAAACAATATTTGGAAAGAATTCCACATTGTCTTGATTATTATAAAACCATAAAATTGAACGATGGGCGTGTTTAGTAATTTCAAACAAAAGAGCCGGGAACAAGAAATCGACATCAAGATCAATTCACTTTTGACGTCCGTTTCCGGTGACGTGAATAATTTCACGCATCAAGAACAAGTGGAAATATTGGTTTCAACTTTGTCCCGTTATAAGGCAAGGAAAGAAAAGGAAATGAATGAAGCGTTGGAATTCGCCAACGACATCGAACAATCATTAAAACAATTAACTTTTTAAAGTATGATTCAAAAAATATTGGGACAATCCGCGTTTTGGATCGTGAACAAAGCAATCGCGAAATGTACGGGAATCGAATCCGCCGTTTTATTGGCGGATTTAATTGACAAACAAGGGTATTTCGAAACGCGTGGTGAATTGGATCCGGAAGGGTATTTTTATAACACCGCGGACAATATAGAGGTTTCCACGTCGTTGACGTATCATTGTCAGAAAAAATGTATCAACGTATTGAAAGACATTGGATTCGTTGAAACAAAGTTGAAAGGGATCCCCGCAAAACTACATTTCAAAGTTATTGAAAACAAGATTTTAAAATATTTGAATACTGATATTCAAGAAAGTCCAAAACAAGAACAAAAGGAAATTGAAACAAATAAGAATATACAAATCAATAATAAAAATGATAATAAAATATTTGATTTATTTGAATCCGATCCAATCCCGGTTTTATCAAAAGACGTTCTAAATTTATTAAATAAACGTAAACCGTCAAAAATACCATTTGAAGCCACGAAAACGAATTTGTCCGCTATTGAATCAAGGATCAAAGAAAAATTCAAAATTGAAGACTTTTCAAAGGTTATCGATCACAAGATTAAAGAATGGAAAGACGATCCGAAAATGAAAAAATACATTCGACCGGAAACATTGTTTGGATCCAAGTTCAACGGATATTTAGTCGAAGCACACGAAACAAAATCCGACGGATCCGGAAATTTCGAATTTAAACCAACATCAAAAGCGGAATTATTATGATACAAAAAGCGTTTGAAAATTTCATCCAAGAATCGGAATTGTTCTTTGTTAAAAAATTTATCACAAGTGAAACGATCAAAAAGGAATATTCGTTTTGTTTGGACGTCATTTTCGACATCACAAAGACAAAAGACACAACAAAAGGTGTAATCGCATTTAGTCAAAAATATGGTCAAGGAAAATCGTTTTTTTTCGATGTTGTAAATCACAGACATCGACGTTTGAAAGGTTGTAATTTATACAAGCGAACCACGGCGAAAGAATTGGCGCAAATTTACACAAGCGCGGGAATGGGTGAAGATCCCCAAACCAAGTTGGACGAATTCATCCGGGTGAAAAATTTATTCATTGATGACATTGGCGACGAAGGTGAAAACAAAACATTTAGTCATTATGCAAACAAATTGAATGTCCTTAGATACGTTTTATTAAAAAGATATGAATTTTGGGAAAAGAAAGGTTGGAAAACTTTTGGGACGACGAATTTGACATTGGAACAAATCGCGTCAAATTACGATGGGCGTGTTGCGGATCGATTGTTTCAAATGTGTTATTGGAAAGAATTCAATTTTTTGAAAAATGGATCCTTTCGTCAAGTTGATGAAACCCGAAAGTTGACACAACAAGAAATCAAGGACAATTGGAAAAAATTGGAAGTCCCGGAAAAAACCGTCAAAGTAGATTTTGAACAATACTTCAATGAATTGATTCATGAATCCGACGAATATTTTCAAGAAAAAGACATTTCATTTTGGACATTGGTAAAAGAATATTTATTGGAAAAAGGGTTGTTGATGTCCAAGGACTTCGAAGGGATCCAAGACGATGAATTGGAAAGCGCGAAAATGTTTTTGCGACACGATGTCCGGGAATCTAAAAAACAAACGTATCGTCACGCAACATCCGACATTCGTTCGTTACATATAAAAGAAGCGTTGAAAAGGATCAAACCGGAACAAATCGTGAATGTTGCGCAAAATAGGATCGCACGTCAAAAATTTATGGAATTAAGGGAAATTAAATTCAAGTTTTTATGAAGTCAAAAAACACAATTGTCACAATTGATCCCGGAACCGGTGGCGGAATTGCCGTGTTTTCAAATGGAAGGATCCACGCCGTCGCGATGCCGTCAGACGTCAACGAAATGAATGAATATTTCCAATACTTAAATTCAACCTATGATGACATTTTTGTTTTCATTGAAAAAGTTCAAGCGTATGGAAAAGAAGACGACGCGCCGGGAAAGAAATTCGCGATCAATAAAATGTTGGCAAATTATCAACAAGTTTTGACCGTTGTCAAGTTGACCGGTTTTCGATTCGTTGAAGTTTATCCGATTTCGTGGCAAACGACGTTGGGTTTGAAAATATCAAAAACAAAAGGTGTCCCGGAAGAAACCAAGACGGAAAGAAAAAACAGATATAAAGAATACGCCCAAAATTGTTTTCCGGAATTAAAAGTCAATTTGAAGACTTCCGACGCGTTGTGTTTGATTCAATTCGCATTGGTTAAGATCGAAAACGACATCGGTTGGATCCGTGAAAGAATCCAAAACGAACAAAGATCCCGTTTGTTGTAATTGATAATAAATTAAAAAATGTTTGTGAAATACATTTTTAAATGTATATTTGCATCAACAAACAAACAAAAAAAAGCAAAAATGGGACTATTGATCAATATTATTTGGAAAAAAAGTGTTTATGAAGTTAGAATAAACGATCGGAAAGACAAGGAATTCACAATTGAAGACATAAAACGTTTTGTTTATGATTTAAAGTGTGAAATATTGGAAGAAGAAAGGGAAAAATTATTTGATACTTTGAAACCTTCAAATTGGGTTCACCAACAAGAATCAAAAATCGAATCAAAATTGGAAACAACAAAGGCGTCAATAAAAAAATCAAATGGTGAGTCTTTAGTCATTGAAGACACCAAAGGTTTTTTTTAAGTTAATATTTTTAAATCGTGGAAAATTTATCAAACAAACAAACAATGGAAACAAGAATCAAAAGAAACGAACCGTTTCAAGTTTTATCGATTGCCACCGGAATCCCGGTTCAAGATCTTGAAAACTTGATCGTTGATCAATTAATCGAACAACAATTGATCGAACAACATTATTCCGATTTTGGGATGACAATTCAACAAATAATGGATTTGAATGATTGGCAAATGAATGATTTTGTCAAAATCATTTTTCCCGGCAAAGAAACCAACGACGAAATTTTGCAGTTGATCAAGGCGGTGAAAGTTTGGGGAAACGCATCCGGGGAAAGTTGTCCGGAATGTGGGTGCGGATTGAAATCAAAATTGGATAGTTTTGACGGGGAAAAATGGACGGAAAAAAAATGTGAAAATCCGAATTGTGATCACGCAACAACGGGTGAACCGGATTGGGATTCGATGTCCGGCGGAATTGATTTTGATAATTAATAAACAAAAATAAAATGGGAAATTTAAAACAAAGATATATTGCCACCGTGACTTTTTATTGTTACGGTGAAGACGCAAAAGAAGCATTCAAGGACGCGGAACAAACCGTTGAAAAGATCAAGGAAAAGGACGACAACCAAGCGGAAATCGAACAATTTCATTTTCACGCATTCGGATCCAAAAATCCTTTGAAATTGGATTTAAAAGATTTAAAGTAAATTTATTATGATAGTATAAACGCGCGAAATTTACAAGTGTGATCATTGTCGAAAGTTATATCAAAGAAAAAAATCGTGTATAAAACACGAATTGAAATGTCCCAATAATCCGGAAAACAAATCAAAATGTGATAGTTGTTGGCATTTGATAAAAAAAGAATTATTGGAATATTATGACACTTTTAACGGTGAAGGATCCCGACCGGTTAATGTGTTTTTTTGCGAAAAAATTAATTCCGCGTTATTTCCTTTGACAATGGATCCGGAAAAAAGAATTGATTTTGGCGATACTGAAAACCAACCAATGAAAAAAGAATGTGAATATCATAATTCGACCTTTTTAAATGAAAGTTTTGATTTTAATTTAATTTAATTATATACTCTAAAAATGGAAAATGAAAACAAGCCGAAAGGCAACACGGAAAGAAAACCGCACGATGAACAAAGACGTCGAACACTTGAATTTCAACATTTTGATTTGATGAAATTCAAGATCACGAAAGACGGTGTGGACGTGACGCATCACGAAAAGGTCAATGAATCATTTATTCAAACAACGTCCGGTGAATATCAACCGCACCCGGACTTGAAAGCGAAAATGGATGAATTGAAATTGTATATGGCAACACGTCTTGGATTGTTGGAAGGTTGGGACTTTTCGCGCGAATATTTGAAAGGCGATTTGGATTTGTTGAAATTAGCAATCGCAAGCCACAAAGAAACAATCGATCGTTGCAATGTGAACGGATTGACATTCCTTGGTGAAGGGGAAACGTATGGTGTCGCAATCACCGGATCAATTGCAGTTCCAAAAGGCGGATCCGTTGGGATGTCAGTTCCGAAAATCACATTTGGTTCCGACAAGTTGGGTTATGAAAAAGAAGTTCAGCAAATTTGCGAGCAAATAAAATCGGAAGTGTATCAATACAGATTTCAAGCTAAAAAAGCGCAATTGGATATTGAAACGGAAGCGGAAAAAGTAGAAAAACCGGATTTGTTTTTGATCCCGGAATTGCAAGGGAAAGCAAAATCAAAATTGGGTCCCGTTATTGAAAAGAAATTGAAAGGGAAAAAACCATTGTTCAAAGATCAAGTCCAAGACGCGGAACAAATGGACACCGGATCAAAACCCGAATTAATATAAAAACAAGCCGGGGTTAAATTCCCCGGTTTTTATTATGAAGCAAAAAACAACAAAAAATTGTGCAAATCCGGAATGTCAAAATGAATTCAAATTATACAAAACAACCGATAAATTTTGTTCGATGTCTTGTTTGTCTAAATGCACACCTAAAAAGGTAAAAAAAACGAATTCATTGGGGTTCACAAAGGATTTTATAAATACAGTACGCAAAACACCAATAAAGAGATCGCAAAAACCGATCAAAAAGGTGTCGAAAAAACAAGCGGTGATTTTGGCAAAATATTCCGTTTTAAGAATTCAATTTTTAGGACGACCGGAAAACAAATTTTGTTTCATTGAAGGTTGCGGAAAATTAGCAACAACGATCGAGCATCAAAAAGGACGAAAAGGATTCGCGGACGAATGGGCGAAGGAAAACAATATTTCGTTGACTATTGATGAAAGGTTTTTCAAACCGTGTTGTCTTTTTCACAATTTGGAGTTGGAAAACAATCCGGAATTGTCAAAAAAATATCAATTAAGTAAGATCCACCAAGGCGGAAAGTAATGGCGAAACAAAAAGCAAAAACGGAACCGGTTTCAATATTAGTCGGAAAGGATGTTGAATTGGTGATGACAAAAGGGGAATTGGCATTTTTAAAAATATTGGAATACACGGAAGCCGTTTCAGTCATCAAAGGAAATCACCCAAAAATGAAAAAAAAATCGGGTTGGACATATAAGATCCACCAAATCGGAAATTCGCAATTTAAGAACATAAAAAAATTATAATATGTCAACATATTCAAAAACAATAATAGTCGGTAATTTGGGCGGGGATCCAATCGTGAAGCGTTTCGACGGTGGCGGAATCATTGCAAGTTTTTCCGTTGCGACAACCGAACATTGGAAAGACAAGATCACAAACGAAAAAAAATCGTTGACGGAATGGCATAATGTCGTGGTTCGCGGGAAACAAGCGGAAATATGTGAAAAGTATTTGAAAAAAGGCGACAAAGTTTGTGTCGATGGAAAAAACCGGACGCGAAAGTGGGCGGATCAAAGCGGTGTTGAAAGGTATGTCACGGAAGTGAACGCGGAAAATATCACTTTTATGACCGCAAAATCACAACCAAGTCAAAACGCAAATTCCGGAAGTGCGGTTGATCAATATCAAAATAATTCCGGGGACAATAATTCGTCCGGGAATGTTGATGAACCGGACGATCTTCCGTTTTAAAATACAATATCAAGAAACACCCAATTCGCGTTGGGTGTTTTTTTATGCAAAATAAATTAAAAAATGTTTGCGGAATACATTTTTAAATGTATATTTGCATCAACAAACAAACAAACAAAAGCAATTATGGAAGCAAAATCAAACAAAGCACAAGAAAAAAGAGATCGTCAAAACACGGAATTTATTAATTCAAATTTGCGTCGCAAGTTAATGACTTTTGAAAATGAATATTTGAACGCGTGTGTTGATTTCGAATTCAATTTCAGAAAATCAAGAATCAAGGCGATCCAATCGGAAATTGTGGAATTTCCAAAAACGGAAAAAGGATTGAAAATGTCTGAAATGAATTTGAAAGCAACAATCAAGAATTTTGAATATAGAATCGAAAGAATACAAAACGAATTGTCCTTCGATGCTACCTTGAAAATGAACGGTTTGAACCAAGGAAAAAAATCATTTGATGAAAAAGTTGATCGCTTGGTTTTATTGTTAGTGAAAGAGGGTTTCGGATATGCACATTTTAATGTTGAAGAAATTAAAAGTCGAACTTCAAAATTGGAATTCCTTATTTCGAAAAGCGACAAAGAAGTTCACGCCCGTTTGATTTGGGTTGAAGGTGTTGAAGTTTGTTCACATTTTAGATTCATAACAACAACAAGAAAAATATAATAAACCAAAGGACACCCGGAAACGGGTGTCTATTTAAAAACTTTAAATCGTGGAAAATTTAAACCAAACCTATTATTTAAAAGCCTATTCATTCACTTTGCAATGGGTTAAAATACAATTCAAACCTTTCACATCGGAATACCTAAAATTGGCGATGTTTGACGTCATTGGAAAGCCACACGAACCAAGATCAATTGGCGGAATATTCCGGGAATTAAACAAATTGGGTTTGATAAAAAAACACGGTTTTGGAGTGTATAAGGCAAAAGAAGGACACGGCAAGCCGACGACAATTTGGATTTCAAAGGAATATTCGATCAGTCAGCAAAAAAAACGTTTGTCAAAAGATCAATTAAATTTATTTACACAATAATGAAAAAAAGAAATGTCACAATTTGTTGTCCGGAAATAAAAGAAACGGAAACATTCAAAGGTTTGTCGAAAATGGTTCAAAGCATTACATTAAAACCAAATGTCGTCAAGAATATTCAACACGGTGTTAATGTTTCAATCAATATCGGTTTTGATCAATGGAAAAAACAAACCGCATTCAACAACACAACACAACAAATCGTCAAAGAATTGGTCGAATTAAAAAGTTTGAAATAGTATGGAAGATTTGAGATTGACCAAGGAACAAAAGATTGGATATAATTTAATTGAATTAAGGATCTTATTTCAAAGATCAATTGAAATTTTGGACGAATTGAAATCAATGGATCATCGAAGCAAAAACAATTCATTGAATTCACAATTAAAAGCGTTGATACCTTCATTGGAAAAAGAAACAAAAAAGTACAATGAAATTTATGAAGTTGAAAGCGAAGGGACTTCACATTTTTACAACGTCACGGTCACAAATTCGCAATACATAATGAGTTATTCATTATTGGAAAAAGCCTTGATTTGTTCTTTTTTAATCGCCCACGAAATCGATTCGAAATCAGTTGAAGGAATAATCAACAAAGTAATAAAAAACAATAATTTAAAAAAGTAAAAATGAAATTATCAAAGCCATTAATTTTTTTCGATCTTGAAACAACCGGTGTCAACATTTCATCGGATCGGATCGTCCAAATTGCAATTGTGAAAATGAATGTGGACGGAACCACGGACGAAAAAACAAAGTTGATCAATCCGGGAATTCCGATCCCAAAAGAAGCCACGGACGTTCACGGGATCACGGATGAAATGGTCAAGGATCAACCAAAGTTTGGACAGATCGCGAAGGGATTAAAAAGCACATTTGAAGGTTGTGACATTGGTGGATTTAATTCCGACAACTTCGACGTCCCGTTGATCATTCAAGAATTTCAAAATGTTGGAATTGAATTCCCGGATTGGGATGTTGATTTCATCGACGTGTTAAAGGTCGAAAGAATAATAAATTCGAATAAATTGGGCGAAGTATTCAAAAGATACACCGGTGAAACATTGGAAGGCGCGCACGACGCATTGGAAGACACAAGGGCGACAAAAAAAATATTTGCGCACCAACTTAACAAATTGAAAGACATATTCGCGGAAATCGAAGGATTTGAAGGCGAATTGACGCCAAAGATCATTGATAGGTATTGTCAAGGGGATCAAAAGCGTTTTGATTATGCCGGGAAAACTTATATAAAAGACGAAACCGTTTTTTGGTCATTTGGACAACACAAAGACAAACCGGTTTTGGAAGATCGTGGATATTTGAATTGGGTGTTGAACAAAGATTTCCCAATCGAAACAAAGAATAAATTAAAAGAACTAATATTAAAAGCAAACAATTAAAAAAAGAAAAAATGAGCAAAACAAAAAGAATCACAGTACAAAAACCAAACGTGGAAAAGTTTGATTTGATGAAAGTTGAAAACAAACAATTGATTCACGTTGGTGAATGGGAACAAAAATTGCAAAAGTTGGTGGACGAAAATCCATTTGTCGCCATTACGGACAAAGAATCATATAATTTGGCAAAGTCACGAAAAGCGATTTTGAAAAACGCAAGATTGGAACTTCGCACAACCGGGAAAAAAGAAAGTCAAGAATCTATTTTGATGACAAGATTGAATGGAATCAAAGATTTCGTAAAAGACACGATCAATAATTTGGTTGCGATTCCTTCGATTCCGGAAGACTTGCAAGAACTTGAAATCAATCGATATGATTTGATTTTGCAAGCGGAAAAAGATGAATCGGATCGTTTGGAAGGTTTGCGCGTTTATGCTATAAAAAACGAAATTGAAAGGGTGAAAAACGTGTTGTCAAGCGCAATTGAAAATTCAAAGTTTGAAACATTAGTGGACGACGAATTGGCGTTCAAATTATTAAAAAGCACGAATTTTGATTTTGCGGAATTCGATTTCCTATTCGATGAAATGATTGATGAAAAAACAAAAGAATTTGAATTGGCGGTGATTAACATCAAAAAATTAGAATCACAAAGGATCGACGAATTGGAAGCAAAAATCGAAGCCAAATTGAATCAAATAATCATTGACGGACAACAATTGGTTGATGAAATTGACGGAACCATTAATGAAAAGCTATTGAAACAAATGGTGTCCGGTATATTTCAAACAATGATTGATTGTGATGTTGAATTCGATCAAGGATCAATCGAAAAAATGGAATCGGAAAAACAAAAAGTGTTGATCAAGGTTTCGGAAAAATTAACCCAATTAGAAAAACAAGAAAGTGACAGTCAGCGCGAAAGGATCTTGGAAGTTCGTGAAGGTTTGTTGGACATCATTTTTGATTTGACACCGGAAAAAATCGATGAAACCGTTGTTTATATCAATGAATCTTTGGATCAATCGGTGTTGCCGGAATTGCAACCGGAATTCGACAAAATGAAATTAAGAGTTGAAACGGCATTGAAACAAAAATTGGATTCCTTGGCGGATGAAATTGAAAAATCGAAACAAGACGCGATCGAATTGGAAAAGAAGGAAAAAGCGGAATTGGATCAAAGGGTGAAAAGAATTGAATCTATTGGATTATTTTTTGACGATTTAAGAAACGAATTGACCGGGTTTGATAGAGTTGTGACGTTGGAACAATTAAATTCATTGGATGACTTGGAAATGGACGAATTGGTTGTTTATTTATCACAAGCAAAGAAAGACGACCAAGACGAAAAAAACCGTCAAGAACTATTGAAAGAAGACAAAGCAATGATGAAAAAATTGGTGGCGTCAATTGCAAAACTTCCTTCAATTGATACGTTTGGGAATAAAGAATCAAAAGATTTTTGGATCACACTTCAAAATGAGGTTGACGCATTCGTTGAAGGACTTCAAAAAGAAATAAACAATTTATAAATTCATTATGACTTCAAAACTATTAAAAATAAAATATGATTTGATAAAGTTATATTTGTGGAACGCGGTGTTTGCGTTGATCGGGATGTTTGTTTTTATGATGTTGAAAGACGATGAATTTGAACAAATGTTTTTTGTCATTTATTTTGGATCTTATATGATTTATAACTTTGTCAAATTTGGGTTTTTTTATATTCAGTACAAGGAATTTAAAATTCAATCCGGTATAATTAAAGAAAATAGAAAAAACCAAAATGACGTGTAAATTTCAACCGTCAACCGAATTCCCGGATGAATTAAGCCGTTCACAAAAAGGTTTTTCGGTTGACGTTTTAATTTATAGCGAAATTGAACGGGTTCACACAATAGGTTGGTATAATTTCAACCTTTTCAAATGGCATTTTTTAAACAATGAAGTCATCGCCAAGGAATTCAAATGGCGATATTTCGAAATAGAATTGGATATTCCAAAAAAACAATTAAACAAACAAAAATCAATGGCAAAAGTAAATTCACCAACGGAAATCGAAAATGGATATAAAATCGAAGCCGAATTAATAAGGGAAACAAAAGATTCGTTCTTTTTAGATTGCGAAGGGGATCCAACTTGGTTCCCAAAATCAAAAGTGATTTTCGATCCGGTAAAAAAACAAGTCGAAGTCCCTTTATTGTTGATGAAAGAAAAATTCCCAAATAAAAATTTTTAGTATATGAATTATTTTATTTATATAATATTAGTTATCATTTTATTGTTCAATGTATGGATGTTTTTGAACTTCATTAAATGGATTGAAATGCTTTATGATAGAGTACAAAAACCGCAATGTCATTATTGCGGTTGTGAAACTGAAATTGAATTCATTTGCGAAAAATGTGATGAATTTTATTGTGAAAAGTGTTCATCAACTTTTAATCAATTTACACAAATTGACTACAATTGTTGTCAAAGTTGCGCGAATGCAAAAAACGAATATTAATTGTAAAAATTTTAATTATGTACCCAACCGATTTTGAAGGATCAAACATAAATTTGGCAAAACCTTCCGGGATGACGGACGAACAATGTTTCAGTCTTCCGGCGGAAAAGAATGTGGATTCACAAGGTTTTGACTATTTTTTGACCGCTTGGATCCCAAACAAACAAGACATTGAAGCATTGGTCGCGGGACGACCTTTGTTTTTGAAAGTAATTGGACAAACACACCCGCCGTTGGCATTGTTTACGATAGACGAACACGGCGAAGGAAATTTTTAAACTATGGATTTATTTAATTTAATATTGTCAGTATTTGACAAACACAACATCAAACCAAACGATTCATCAAAGATCATTTTAGGATCCGATTTTGAAAAGGTAGCCAACGACATAATCGAATCAATAAAATATCGAAAACAAGAAAACAAAACAAATAAAATAAAAGTAAAAATGGAAAAAAGAAAACGCCCGTGTCAAGTGGACACAAAAAAATGGATCCCCGCAAGTGAAAGTCCTTCCGGGAAATCATTGAATAAAGACGTAAAATTTGACGGATTGTTTCATGAATGGGGAAATGAAGCAGTTGAAGCCGGTGAACAAGGATTTGGAAATTTCACCGTTGCGATTGTTGAAGACGAATCCGGACAAATTCACACGGTTAACCCGAACGACATTAAATTTTTGGACAAATGAAAAACAAGATCTTAATTATTGCATTGATGGCACAATTCATTGGATATTCACAAAACACGTTGCATTGGGACAAACAAGATTCACCGAAATATGTTTATTCAAGTTTGAGTGTTGACGCCAACAAAATATTCCAATTCAAGAAAAATTCGCGGACACAAGTTCAAAACAAAGGAATCGATTTTGATGTCGAAGTTGGAGCGCGTGACGGACACGTTGCCGTTTTCATTTATTACGGTAGATTTGAAGCGATAAAATATCAAAACTATGGTGTTGGGGTGGATTATTTTATTCATTGGTTAAGGGATTCCGGAATTGAATTTTCAGTTGGTGGAATGTATGGATCCGTATTGCGGGAACTTCAGACCGGGAACCAAGGTGAAACCGGTTGGGCGAATTATCTTGGATATTCCGCAAGGATCAAAACGATTTATTGGATCGTTGACAACGTCGGGGTTGAATTAAAATTTCAGTATCAACAAAGAAATGACATACAAGTCCCCGGCGTTTATGAAGGCGCGATCGGGGTGATAATAAAGTTTAATTAATAAATAAAAATCAAAATGACAAAACCAAAAGGAAAAAGAACGCCGGGCGCGTTTGGAAGTGTAAAAGGGAAAAATTTATTGCAAGAACAATCGATGAAACGAACGGAAGTTTTGGCGAATAATTTATTCCAAGCAATTGAAAAAACTTCAAATGAAGTTGAAGGCGAATTGACCGTGTCGGAAATGCTCGACGTATTATTGCGAATCGGTCACAATTTCAACAAACGCGCGTTGTTGTCAGAATTCGAAAGTGAAGCGATCGTCGTGGATATTAACCCAAAAACAAACACATAATGACATTAGGATTTTCAACACATTTCCCGGAAGGAAAAACAACACTTTCCGGAAGACCGACAAAATTTGTTTCCAAAATTTGGAAATCAATTTCGGAAGACAATTTGGATTTTGACACGGATCAAGGAATGGACATTGGTTCCAAACTTGATCGCGAAGTCGTTGATTTGATTCATCACGTAAAACCAAAGCGACACACAATTCGACGTGATGAAAAGCAATTGTGGAAAGCCGGGAACAAAATTCATCCGGTCACGGACAATCGAACGCCGGAACGATTTCAATTTGCGCCAACTTTAGAATGTACCGGAAAAGAAAGAATTATCATTGTTCACCCGGATATGAGGTCGGACAGATTTAAACCATTTGTTGTCATCAATGGGGAAAACATATTCCCGGAAGATCCAAGGATGAAAGAATTGGCGATCAATGACGGTTTTGATTCCGTTGAAGCCTTTTTCGATTATTTTGATGACTATTTCGAAGGATGGATCATTCATTGGACACCTATTCGTTATGCTGTTAACAAAATAGAAGTCAAATATTAAAACATAAAAAAATGGATATAAATAAATTTATCAAAGAAAATTTGAATTGGATTGAATCTGAAAAAGGAACTTTAGATTTCAATGGTATCAAAAGCGTTTTAAATGATTATAGTAAAGAATTATTAAATGAGAATTCAAAAAAAATTCAATTTAAAGTTCACGGAAATAATTTGGAAGAAAATAAATTTGAAGATCTAATAAGACCAATAATGAAATTTTTATGTGAAAACTATCATCCGCACGTCAAAATAATAATAACACCAACCAACGCGGTATTATTGGAGGAATTAAAATCAACCGGGTACATTGACGAATATGTCCTTTAAAATAAAAAATTATGCAATCAACAAACAATCTTGGAATATTGGGCGAAGTCGTTCCGTTTACAATTGACGATTTAAAAAAAACTTTAGAAGATCCAAACATTGATCACGTCGATGTCTTCAAAGGAACGCCGGAAGAAATTGAACGTCGGACAAAAATGATCGGGAAAAAATATTCTGTTAAAAAGAGGTTTCAGAAAACCGGATCAAATAAAAAAGGCAAAAAGTAGTTTTTTTTAATAAATTTACAAAAGCCATAATTAAGTAAAAACCCGGAAAAACATCGAAAGACAGTTGATCCGGGTTTTTTGTATAAATTTGTAAAGGAAAACAAGTGTTTAACAATTTAAAAGACTGAAAAATGGGAAATTTCATCATTGACACAAGAATCAAGAAATTGGAAAGGATCAAACAAAATTTATTGACCTTAAAAAAAAGCAAACGTGGCGACGAATTGACACAAGTCAATCAAATGATCAACCGATTAAAAGGTTGGAATATTGAATTGCAAAACGCGACGAAAGATCAATCAATAAAGGATCCAAAACCTAACTAAAAAAAAAGCCTTCAAAGTGTTCATATAGTGCAAAAATGTATTGTTTTTATTTAAAATAACGCATTCAATCGCCAAAAGAGTATCGGAATAAGCGGAAAGCGGAAACGCGTGAAATTTAGATCCAAATCAAAACAAATCATTGTCAATTGATTTTCAACAACTTATAAGGCGAAAAAAAAGAAAAACACCGCGAATTTTGACATTGTTTAACGTTATAGAAAAAAAACAATCGCAAATTGATCCGGATTTTTATTGCAAAGTATATTTTTAAATCATTAATTATCAACGAGTTTGTCAGCTATCACCACGGGGTGAAGACAAACCAAAATAAAAAATAAAATGTCAAAAAAACCCACATTAAAAAAATTGATAGAATTGGCGGAAATTTACGCGGGTTGTGTGAACGACATCGCGACGGCGTGCAATGTAACAAGACAAACGATTCACGGTTGGCAACAAAAACATCCGGAATTCAAAGAAGCGATCGCAAGCGGGAACGATGCGTTGGTTGATCTTGCAAAAGCCGGATTGCGTTATCACTTGGAACAAAAATCCGAAAAAACAATTCATTACACGTTGGATCGTCTTGGACGAAAAGAAGGATTCGGAATGATGTTGCAAGTCACGGACAAATCCAAATTGGACGAACAATTGGACGGAATGACGGAAGCGGAAATCCTTGCCGAAATGGAAAAATCAATGTTGAGAATAAAAAAAGGATAAATGTTGGAAAGATCTGAAATTGTAAAGGCATTCAAGAAACAACGGAAAGCACACGGCGAATTGGCAAAACAAAAATTGACGCATTTCGCCACGTTTATGAATCCGGAAATCGACATCGAATGGTTTCACAAAATAGTTTATGACGTTTTGGACGATTGGATCCACGGAAGGAAAAAGAAAGTCGCGATATTTATTCCGCCACAACACGGGAAATCAAATATGTCGTCGATCAACACGCCCGCAAAGATCCTTGGAATGAAACCAAAAGCGAAAATCGTTGTGGCGTCCTATTCCGACAAGTTGGCGTCCAAATTCAACCGGGGTTGTCAAGACATTATGGATTCACCGGAATTCAAATCAATTTATCCCGGCGTGATCCTTCCGGCAAAAGGTGTTGAAATCACCAATGAGTTAAGAAACAACACCTATTTCGAAACGGTGAAACACAAAGGATTTTTCAAAGCGGTTTCGATCGGTGGATCATTGACCGGGGATCCAATTGATTTCGGTATCATTGACGATCCAATCAAAGACCGTAAACAAGCAAATTCAAAAACGTATCGCGACACATTGTGGAATTGGTACAACGACGTATTTTCAACACGTCTTCACAATAATTCATCCCAATTGATGTTGTTCACAAGGTGGCACGAAGACGATTTGGCCGGACGATTATTCAATCCAAAGTCAGAGTTTTACAATAAGGACGAGGCGGACGAATGG